TGGCGCGGCTGGAATACGCAAGGGGTATGGAACTTGAAATCATCCGCAGACTTCGCGACGACGACGAGTTTATGCTCCTCGCTGCCTGACACGCTCGCAACGATTGTGCGGGCTGAGGTTATCGACAACGGCGACGCACTGGCCGTTCTGGTCAAGGAACGCAACGGGACAATCAGTGCAATTCGCATAACCGTCGACCAACTGGCCGACTGACAAGTTTTCGCGTCACAGTGACGCGGGAAGCCGCCGCCGGGCATACAACGGGCGTAAGGTGCCGCCGACCTTGCAATGGGCGTTTAGGGCAATCCGATGACTGAAGGAACCTCGCTAGAAGAACTCTTGAATGCAGACCCCTCCCCTGAACCGGAAACGGTGACGGAGCCCGAGGAATCACCGGCAAGGCCGCGTGACGAAAACGGGCGCTTTGCAGCGAAACAAACGGGCGTTGAGCCGGAGACTGTCGACGAACAGGAACCGGAGGCGGTGCCGCCGACCGACAAACTGCCGCAGGAGGAATACAAGGCAATCAAGCAGGAGCGCGAAAAGCGTCAATCCCTCGAACAGGAAGTCGAAGCCCTAAGAAAACAGATACAGCAGTTTCAACAGCAGAATCAGGAACCGCCAGCACCCCCGCCGTCTCTATGGGAGGACGAGGAAGGCTGGCAGCATCACCTGCAATCACAGGTGCTACAGCAAGCGGACCAGCTTTCGAGGATCAATGCCTCGGAGATGGCAGCGCGGACGCAGCATCCTGACTTTCAGGATATGTATGACCTGTTCAACCAGATGGCGGCACAAAACCCCGCGATCGTGCAACAGGCAATGGCGGACCCGCATCCTTGGGGCAAGGCGTATCAAATCGCCAAGTCCTACAAGTCAATGCAGGAACTCGGTGCTGTCGATGTGAATGACCTGCGGGAGAAACTGAAAGCGGAACTGATGGCGGAACTGTCGCAGGGACAAAGCCCTGTGCAGGAAAGCCAGAGACTACCCGCAACCCTGACCGGCGAACGGTCTGTAGCGTCAAGGTCCGGCCCGTCATGGGCAGGTCCGACACCGCTTACTGATCTGCTTCGCTGATAAACATCGCCTGCCACGCCGTGAGGCGTTGCAATCCCAATACGCCGCCAGATCGCGGCAACAGAAGGAACTTTTACAATGGCAGATACAACCGTAGCAACCGGCCTTGTTGCCCAGAAATGGGATGACAAGTTTTTCACCGAATACTTCCAGGGGCTTTCCACTTTTCGCTCCTCGATGGGCACCGATGAAAACGCGGTTATCCAGGTTCTCGAAAACTTCAAGAAAGGCGACGGCGACAGCATTACCATTGCGCTTGCCAACCGCCTGACCAATGCTGCCACGACCGGCACGGCGGTCCTTGAAGGCAACGAGGAAGATCAGGCAACCCGCTCGATGCGGATTTATATCGACAAGCGCCGCAATGCGGTCCGCGTTGCCGATATGAGCGAAGTCAAGTCGGCAATCTCCCTTCGTGAAGCGGGCCGCGTTGGCCTACGCGATTGGGCCGAGGAAGACACGCGCAACCTCATCGTGCTTGCGCTGGGTTCGCTTGACGGCACGGCATTTGTCGACCGCACAAGCACCATCGGCGACGCATGGTTGGTCAACAACCTCGACCGCACTTATTTCGGCGCGGGAGTTGGTTCGGGCACCGACCTTTCGGCTGACCTGGCCCAGCTCGACACCACGAACGACCTGTTCAACACCACGGCCCTCGACGGCATGATTCTGAAGGCGAAGACCTGTTCGCCGAAGATTCGCCCGATGAAGGACGCGAAGAACGGCAAGCGTTATTACGTGGTGTTTGCGAACCCCTATGCGTTCAAGAATCTCCGCGACAGCATGATTTCCAGCAACGCGCTGGTGAACACGCCTAGCGAGATGGAGAATTCGCAGATTTGGGAAGGCGGCGACCTGCACTGGAACGGCTGCATCATCAAGGAAACGGATGATATCCCGATCTATGGTGATATTGGCGCGAGCGGCACGGCGGAAGTCACCCCGGTCTATCTGTGCGGCGCGCAGGCGCTGGGCATGGCGTGGGGCCGTCGCTGGCGGTCCGTGACCGAGGAATTCGACTACGAGGACAAGCACGGGTTTGCCATCGAGGCAATCTACGGCGTCCGCAAGTTGATCTTCGGCACCAGTTCCAGCACCGACACCGGCACGACGAAGGACAACGGTGTTGTCACCGGGTTCTTCGCCACGACCGGCACGGCAACCATCAGCGCAGCCATCTCGGCTGAGAACTAATGGAAGGGGGAGGGTTAATACCCTCCCCTTTCCTTTCACGAAGGGAATTTTACAATGGCAACTTATAACTCCACGAACGTCGCCAACAAGACCGGCGTTTCGGTCGGGTCTATCGCAGGCATGGTGCATTGCGCCTATGCCGAGGTAGCCTGCACCTCTTCACCGGCTACGACGGACACTATCAATTTCTTCGATCTGCCGCCGAATGCGCGCGTCATTTCGGCGACTTTGGAAAGCACCGACATGGACACCAACGGCACGCCGACACTCGCCCTGAACGTGGGCGATTCCGGTGACGCCGACCGCTTTTTTGCGGCGTCTACTGTCGGGCAGGCGGGCACGGCAGCGGTTGCGTCCGCTGTGGCGGGTCTGCATTACAAGACGACCGCCAAGACCCGGATTACCGGGGCGGCGAGCACCAACGCGGCGACTGGCGCGGCAGGCACGCTTTACCTGTCGATGCTCTACATCGTCGAATAACCGGGGGGCGGCGGCAGGGCTTGTGTCCTGCCGCCCTGCCCTTGCTGACAGAGGCTGCTGCTGATGGCTCTTTCATGGACCCCCAAGGCATCGACCGAGGTGCGGGAATACCAATGGGCTCCGTTGCCCGACACCGCGATTGACAGCGCTTCGGCTGTTGTCACCACCGGCACGGCAACCATCAGCGCTACAGTGTCCGGCGATACGGTCATATGGCTGGTCACGGGCGGCACGGACGGCGTTGTTCAGGTGTTTACGCTCACCGCTACAGCGGGCGAGCAGACACTGACCGAAACCGCCTACCTGCCGATTGAGGTGACGACCAACCTGCTGGGCTACACCGTGCGCGACGTTTGCGACTTCGCCTTGCGCAAGATCGTCGGCGTAGGCGTTACGTCTGAATCCGCAGAATTGGACGACGCACTGGAACGGCTGAACGACATGGTGGCGCTATGGCGCGTTGCCGGGGCGGATATGGGGCTGGATCAGCCGTTGGTCGAGGCGGATGCGCTGCTGATCGGCGATAGCGAATACCTCGCGCTCAAGTTCAATTTGCGCAACGCACTGCATGAATTTTACGGCCACCCGCTTACCCAGGGCGAGGTTATGGAGGCAAGGCGCGCCTTGTCTGCGGTAATGAACAACAGGCGCGTTCACCGGGCAGCGGAATACTACTGATGGCATCGCTACAGTTCGGCACATCATCATATGAACGGGCGCGGGGCGATATGCCCGCACTGCCTGTGGTCAACATGATTGCCGAGGCCGCGCCTACGGAACAGACGGGCGTTGCGCTGCAATCCCGCGCGGGGCTTGTCGATCAGGCTATCAACATGGGCGCGGGGCCTGTCAGGTCACTGTTCCGCGTCGACGGCTTTGCATCCGGTTCCCTGATCGGTGTTTCCGGCCTGTCGCTTTACAAGGACACAACCCTTGTCGGCGCGATAAACGGCAGCGGTCCTGTCTCGATAGCAGGACACGCGGCGGGGCTTGGTATCACGGCGGGCGCTACCCCGTATTACTATGACGGCACGACATTATCGGCCATTTCGTTTCCTGACGATGCGGACGTTACGAGGATCGTTGCGGGCGCATCCCGCCTGATATTCCTTCGCAAGGACACCGGACAGTTTTATTGGACGCCAGTGCTGGGTTCGACGGTCGACGCGCTCGACTTTGCAACGGCTGAAAGCACCAATGACAACCTGCTTGACGCGGCATTTGTGGACGACAAGCTTATCCTGGCGGGTTCACGGTCAATAGAGATATGGCCTAATACCACAGACGCCGATCTGCCGTTCCAGCCGCTTGAGGGCCTGACAATCGAGAAGGGCGTAAAGAGCACGGGCAGCCTGACACCGCTGGGTGAAAGCTTCGCCTTCGTCACCAATGAAAACCGCGTCTGCTTCGGCACGGAAACCAACGTAGTCAGCAACCCGGGGCTGGACGCGAGGATAGCGGACAGCCTTTCGTGCGCGGCGTTCAAGTTCCTGCATGACGGCGCGGAATTGCTGGCGGTCCGGCTGGACAATGAAACGCAGGTATGGAACCCGGCGACCGGTCTGTGGAGCGAATTTGCAAGCTATGGTGAGAACAACTGGCTGCCGCGCTGTTATACTGACGGCGTATTCGGTTCGGCAGGGGATGGCAGCATCCTTGCATTCGGGTCTGTCAGCACGGACATTGACGGACCTATGGAACGCCGGTTTCGTGCCGCTGCCGCCCTCAATTCAGGGGGGAGGGTAATCGACAATATCAGGCTGCGCTGCAATGTCGGTCAGACGCCATACCTGACAGGCGATTACACCGATCCTGTCGTGGAAATGCGGCTTTCGCGTGACGCGGGCAAAACCTGGGGCATCCGAATACCCCGCACGCTGGGCGCGCAAGGCGAATATCGCACGGTGGTAACATGGCGTGGGTGCGGCATGGCATCGCAACCGGGCCTGATGGCGGAATTTCGCGTCACCGATCCTGTCGACTGGCGGGTGTCGGACGTTCTCTACAACGAGCCTTACGGGGGCAGATAGTCGATGGACTGGCAATTCTTCAACAGCTTCATGGAAGCGGTGAACGAGAAAAAGCACAATCTCGGTTCCGACACGCTCAAAATGGCGCTGTCCAACACCGCCCCGGCTTTGACCAATACCGTGCTGACGGACATCACGCAGATTGCGGCAACCGGGGGCTATGTTCCGGCAACTGTCACCATATCATCG